GTACCTTTTTTTAGCGTACCCATTCCCCCAGTACCTAAATCTCTACTACTTGCATTTAATTTAGCTAAATCACTTCGTAAAACTTTGGATTCGTTAGATAGTGTTTTTTCAGCATTGGTAAGTTTTAACATTCCCTTACCAAAATCACTTTGAGAAATTGTTCCCTTTTTGTAGTCTAATTCTAATTTTGATATTTCAGCACCTAACTTAGAACTTTCAATAGCGTTCTTTTTTAATTGTTCCTCAATCTGTTTAGATCGTGTTGCAAAAGTACTTAACGCTTTTTCAGCATCTTTTAATCCTTTTTCTAACCCTTTAGTGTCAGCACCAATACCTACTTTAAGTTGTTCCACTTATCTTGTTTTTATATTGCTCTTGTGCTACTTTTATAGCCTTTTTTTGAGCATCTGTTAATGTTGGTGCAACTTTTTCTTCAAGTTGCATAAATTGGTCTATTTTTACAGGTTTCTTTTTAGGGTGTTGCCAATTAGATACATAAACCTGGTACGCTATTGCTCTAACTTTATACCATTCTTTTTTCTCCAATCGTTGATATGCGTGTAACCTTATACAAAATTCCGACCAAGTCATATCGTAAACGTATGTCAAGGTCGGACATTTTAACTCTCCGATCGCAACCGATATAACATCAGATTGCCAATCTAAATCTATTTTTTTTTTGTATCAGAACCTTTTTTTTGTTTTGGTACATCTTTAGTTAATGAGTTTGTAAACACCTCTAAAAACTTATTTACATTTCCATTTACAAAACTATTATCATCATCTAAACCATCTACAAAAGTATTGTAATCTTTTATATCTGTTTTACCATCCCTAAGCATTGCATACTCATAAGAGTAGTACATTAATTTAGGTGCATATAGAAAAACATTTACAGATAGCTTACTACCTAATTCATCAATACTTAAATTTAGTTCTTCAAGTGCTTTACCTAAGAATCCCAAACCAAAACGAAAATTTACATCTTCGTTATTTATTGTTAGCGTTATTTTATTCATTTGTTGTTGTTATATTATGGATTAGGTGCTACTTGTACAATTTCTCCACTTCCAGATAACGAACCACTAAATGTGATTAGTTCATCACCAGCAGGTGCATCTTTTGATAAGTCTGTTAAGATTGCAGTACCATAATCAATATCTGTACTTGCATCAGCATAAGTAGTTGTAATACTCCATTCTACAACTGAATTTGCTACTGATCTTATTTTATCTCTTAGTTCAGCCCAAGATTCTTTTGATGCTTCTGGTTTAATGTATTCGCCCTCAAATGATATTTCATAAGAGTAACTACCAGCAGTTTTTGTTACAAATCCTGGATCACATTTTGTTTGGGATTCTATTACGTTTCTTGTTTCAGCTAAACTGCTTGAAGTTAAACACGCAAAAGGTACATAAGCTAATCCATCCCATAGGCTTAGTATTTCTGCATCCCCTTTAATTAATTCTGACATTTTGTTATTTTTATTTTATTATTAATAAGTACAAATATAATAAATTAAATTTATACACTTTTTTGTTACTATAAGTTTAATTTATATAGAACTCTATACGCAAAAACTTTCTAAATACATTTTCTGTATTTGTTAAACTTACTAAATCATTTGGAAATGATTGATGTTGCCAAACAATACTTAAATCACTTGCCACGTCTAATGTTAAGTTATCGGTTGCTGTTTTTACTGCATCTAAAATGTTATCTGCAAACACTCGACTACCTGTGTTTCCTGTTCCGTTATATTTAGTAAAAATATCTATTAAAACCGAACTTTGCCAAGCATCCTCACATTTATTAGATTTTATCACTTGATTTGTTTGTGTTGTGATTATAGTGTAATAGTTAGGTATTGATCTACCTGTTACTCTATAATCATAACATTTTATTGTTTTACCATCTACAACAATATTGTTAATAGCGTTGTAAATAGCTTTTCTTATATACTTATCTGGTAGGCTTTTAGTCATTTTATCAATTATATTTCTTTGTTAAATCATCCAACACATCTTGTAAATCATCAATGTATTGCGTTCTACCTTTTACAAATGCTGGGTATAAAAATGGTCGTGGTGTTATATTAACTTGCTTCACACCATTACCTTTAAATTGTATTGCTATCTCTTTCATTTCTTCTGGCACTTCTACCAACCCACCAGTACCAAATTCCATATATGCACTATAATAAGCACCTGCAACTATTTCATAAAACAACGGATCAACTTCTTGTGTAAATATTTGGTTTCTAAGAAACCCATCTTTTACAGGTGCTAATCTCTTTGCATCGGCTTCAATTTCGTGTGCAACTGCAATGGTAGTATCTTCTACCATTTGCTTTGCCTCATCACCAAACTTTTCTAATGATTTTAATATGTTCTTTAATCCTTTAGCCATTAAAATAATGTTTGTACATACGCTAATTACTCATCAAATGGGGTTAATTCGCTTACTTCTTCTATTTGTTGCCTTGTAGCTAATAAAGTAACATAAGAGTTGTTAAAATCCTCGTTTATAGGTTGTTTTTGTATCACATACCTATAACCACTATACTTTATGAATTGGTTAACGGAATTGTACGTTATATCGCTTCGTTTACGCAATGTAATCACTATTGTATTACTTCTATCTGCTACTCCTAAATCATTACCTAATGAAACATTTGATTTAGTGTCTAATGTCGATATATTTGCCCACATTGTAGTAATTAGATAATCACTTTCTAAATTACCACCATATCCATCTTCATAGCTTTCGGTTTGCCATAACTCTACTCTTTTCCTAAATCTTCTTGCTCTCATATTATAGTAAGAATCTTTTATTTTGATGCAATACTTCTTTTGATAATTGACTTAAACCTTTCTTTGTTGCACCACGTTCCTTTTCTCCATAATAGTTTAGTTCTATCATTTCTAAAGCTACATCTATTATATCTTCTGGAACATCTGCTGGATCTGTATAACCAACATTTAGGTTTAAATAAACATCAGTACTTTCTGTTGTTGAATAGTATGTGTATAATGGTTTAATAGTTCCTGTTGCAGTTGATGGTGTATTTAAAGTATTTATTGGATGGTCGTAAACTCTTACTTCACAATCTTGGAATAAGTAATCTTTATCCCTTGCGTAAACTAATACGTTAGTAAATTCCTCTACATATCGTAATGCACCCTTTATCATTTTTGTTATATCGGCATCATCTTCGGTCATCGAAGTATCAACACCTAAGTAGTTTTTAGCAGTCGCTAAAGTTATCACGTCTAAATAAGCCATTATGTTTTTATTTTATACAAATATAATTAAATATAATTTAAAGAAAAAGAGCATACACATTAAGCGTATGCCCTTTAACATCAACCAACAAATAAATATTGTTTAATTATTATACAGCAGTGAAATCTCCGTAGATGATTGCATCTGGTCTGTGTATTGCTAAACCAACTTGTGCTTCAATACGAGCAGTAATGTTGTTCTTTCTGAAGTTGTCCTCATCTTCTGTTGAGAATTGTAAAGAAAGTCCCTCAGTAACTACCTTTTTGATAGTTGCCCAATTACCTACATAGTATTTGTTTGCAGCCATAAAGTTAGCTTGGAATAATGGAATACCATTAATAGCCAATCTACCATTTACTAAAGTAACAACTCCTGGCAATCCGTAACCAGCACCAGTAGATACTTGTGTTTGCAAGATACTATTGTAATCAGCAGGAGAAACAACAATACCATCAGTTGACCAGTTAGAACCTGCTAAAGTAGCAACCTCATTCATCAACATTTCGATTTTGTTTTTACCTGTAATTACTTCAGCAGATGCAGTTGCAGCAGCAGCTAATGCAGTATTAAATACTGAATTTTCTCCATCAAAGTAAGAACGTCTTAACTCTCCTGGTAAGAAACTTTCTAAGAAAGGTAAGTTGTTCGCCATTTTACGAGAATAAACACAGAAACCAGCAATGAAATCAGTATTTACATCAATCATTGAAAGATCGTAATCTAATTGTCCTTTATCAGCACCCTCTGTTTGTGTTGCAGCAGCACCCTCTGAAGTTGTTCTTCTTGGGAATGTGTAAGTACCATTTCCGATATTAATAACTCCTACTAAATCAGAGAAGTTTAATATTTGGTCTGGAATCGTTGCAACAACATCGCTGAACGTTCTTGGTTGGTCACCAGTCAACGATGCAGAAAGTGTCATATTTCCAACAGCTTTACTTTCTAAGTAAACCTTATTGCTTTTTACTACATTCTTAATAGTTTCATAACCATCAACAATCATAGCTTTTACAGTGTCAACACTTCTTGATTCTTTTTTGCTTTTCTCTTGCAATTTTACATCTAAAGTATTTGCGTGGTCTTGAACCTCTTTTAACTTAGCTTCAAACTCATCTTTCACTTCTTTTACTTGGCTATCAATAGCCTCTTTATGCTTTACTTCAAATGATTCTAAAGCATCGTTAATCTCTTGTTTAGATTTTCCCTCTAAACTATCAGCCATATTTTTTAATTCGGCTTGTAATTCTTTAATCTCCATTATTTTAATGTTTTGTTAAAATTCTTAATTGTTTGTAATATATCTATCGGCTCAACTTCTAATGGAGTGTTAATAATTAACGGCTCTTTGTTATCGAGTGATTTTTTTCCTAATTCGTATGCTTGTTTCTGTAATTGCTTTAATGCAATCTCTAACAAACTAAATGTATCATCTGTAAAAGTTCCATCACGAAATGCTTTTAAGATTAATTTATGTTGGTTGTTTACTTCTTTTAATGTAAGTGATTTAAAACCTGTAAATGGTGTTTCTGGATTTGCACCTAATGTAACATTTGATCCCTCGAATAACTTAACTTCTTTTATAATCCTTGCACTTGCTTTAGTATCATAATCACTTAGTATTGTTTGAAATCCAATAGAATGTTCTTTTACTATTCCTGCTTCATACAATTTTAATGTATCTGAACTATAAGAAGTATCTATTAAAGGCTCACTTTCAAAGTACAACCCTTTACTATCTTCAGTTAATACACTAAACTTACCGTGTGGTTGCGACCAGTTATGTTGATTAAGAAAGTAAATATCATTTTTACGTTCATCAATAGACTTTTTAAACGCACCTTTAACAATAATATCA